ACATTAAAACATGTCATACAATCCTATGATACTGCGTTCAGTAAAAAAGAAACTGCAGATTACTCAGCCATTACTACATGGGGAATATTCACGCCTCACGAATCAGGACCTGATGCTATAATGTTAATTGATGCTATAAAAGGTAAATATGATTTTCCAGAATTAAAAATGGTAGCCCTAGACCAATACAAGTATTGGCAACCAGAAACTATAATTATAGAAGCTAAAGCTAGTGGTCAAAGTTTATTACAAGAATTAAGACGAATGGGTATACCGGTTATGGATTACACTCCAGGACGAGGCCAGGACAAACACTCACGGGTCAACGCCTGTGCTCCAATATTTGAGTCAGAGCAAGTATATTTTCCTAGAGACGAACATTGGGCTCAAGAAGTGATTGAAGAATGTGCAGCTTTTCCTCATGGTGAGCACGATGATTATGTAGACAGCACAACACAAGCTATGTTAAGATATCGACAAGGTTCTTTTGTAACAACTTATTCTGACGAGGATGAGGTTGAAAGTTATAAAGAACGTAAATACGTATATTATTAAAAGGAGACGACATGTCAAAACTTAGAAGAAAATTAAAAAAAGCAGCTATGGCTGGTGTAGCACTTTACGCTGCATCAAAAATGATGGGTGCTGGAGCAAAGACTCCTACAGGAGCACCTGCAACAGCTAAGACTCCATCATCATCAAAAAAAATTGGAAAAGTTAGAGTGGTAGATACAGGTGGAAAAACAATGGTTGGTACACCAATTAAAACTACTGTAGATCAAGATGCAATGGGAAAAGAAATTAAAGAAAAAACTTCTCAAGTAAGAGCGACTAATGAAAAAATAAAAAAACAAGTTCTTAAGAGAAAAGAAGCAGGAAAACTTTCAGCAACTATGCCAAAATCAGAAAGCCAATATAAAGCTATGACAAAAAAGAATTCTGGATTAGGGATGTTTGATGGTGCTAAAAAAGGTAAAATGATTCGAGCCCGTGGTGGCGGATTAGCTAAAGGTGGGATGAGACCAACTAAACTTTATTAATTTTTAAAATGGCTGAAATTGAAAAAGCAATTGAAGAGGAAATTATATCTCCTGATTCTGAAGAAGTTGATGTTGAGATTGAAGGTGAAGAGGAAAATAGAGATATTAAAAATGCAAGTATTATTGCAGATGCTGCAGAAAAATTTTATTCTAATCTTGCAGAAAATATGTCTGATGATGTTCTGCAAAGAATATCTAATCAACTACTAGACGATTATAAAAAAGATAGAGTCTCAAGAAAAGATTGGGAAACTTCTTATACAAGTAATTTAGATTTACTTGGTATTAAACATACGGAGATGACTAGACCGTTTAAGGGTTCGGCATCCGTGACTCACCCTCTTTTATCAGAAGCTGTTACACAATTTCAAGCACAAGCCTATAAAGAATTACTCCCGTCTCAAGGACCCGTAAGAACTAGAGTTTTAGGTGTAGAAGATAATGAAAAAGTTAATCAAGCACAACGTGTTCAAGATTTTATGAACTACATGATCACGGAAGAGATGGAAGAATACACTCCAGAGTTTGATCAGTTATTATTTTATTTAGCGCTCGCAGGATCAGCATTTAAAAAAGTTTATTATGATGAAGTTATGCAAAGGGCTGTATCTAAATTTATTCCTGCAGAGGATTTAGTAGTTCCATATTATGCAACGGATTTAATGGAATGTGAAAGAATTACTCATGTTATAAAAATGGGAGAAAATGAGATATTAAAAAAACAAGCAGGAGGATTTTACAGAGATGTTGAATTAAAACCAACTTCAAGTGGTCCTACAGAAATTGAAAAAAAATATCAAGAGTTAGAAGGAGTTACTCCTTCAACAGATAAACAATATTCTTATCAAGTTTTAGAAATGCATGTTGATTGTAATCTAGAAGAATTTGAAAACACTAATTCGGAAAAAGAAGTTAAAGTTCCTTACATTATTACAATTGACGAAGGTTCAGGAGAAGTTTTATCTATCTATCATAACTATGATATTAACGATGAGGCTAAAAAAAGAAAAGAATACTTTGTACATTTTAAATTTTTACCAGGATTAGGGTTTTATGGTTTTGGTTTAACACACATGATAGGTGGATTATCTAGAACTGCTACACAATCCTTAAGACAATTACTAGATGCAGGTACATTATCTAACTTACCTGCTGGATTTAAGTCTAGGGGAATAAGAATTAGAGATGATGACCAACCATTTCAACCAGGAGAGTTTAGAGATGTCGATGCACCTGGGGGTAATATTAAAGATCAGTTTCAAATTTTACCATTTAAGGAACCCTCATCTACATTATACCAATTAATGGGTTTTGTTGTTCAAGCAGGACAGAAGTTTGCAGCTATTACTAACATGGATACCGGTAATGATGCTCAAAATAGAGCTGTTGGTACTACTATTGCAATGTTGGAACGTGGTTCAAGAGTCATGACTGCAATACACAAGCGATGTTACTACTCAATGCGTANAGAATTTAGATTATTATCGGAAGTATTCGGTACATACTTACCTCCAATCTACCCATATTCAGTATATGGGGCAGATCAAGCAGTAAAACGAACTGATTTTGATGATAGAGTAGATGTTATACCAGTTGCCGACCCTAATATCATGAGTATGGCACAAAGAGTAACGCTTGCTAACGAAAATTTAAAGATTGCTATGTCAAATCCAATGATGCACAATTTAAGAGAAGCATATCGTAGAGTATACGAAGCATTAGGGACTCAAGACATAGATCAACTATTAAAACCTGAGGAAAAACCAATACCAAAAGATCCTGCAACAGAAAATATGGAAGTTTTGATGCAAAAACAATTAAGAGCCTTTCCTGATCAAGATCATGACGCACATATAAATGCACATAGAGCATTTATGTCAACAAGAATGGTTCAAATTAATCCTCAAGTATATTCAGCTCTACAAGCACACATATCGGAACACGTTTCAATGAAAGCCCAAGGAGAAATTAGTAATTTAATTGCAAATGATCCTATGATGCAGGCTCAGTTTCAAAGTAATCCTCAAGCAGCACAAATACAGATTGCATCTATGGTCGCAAAAAGAGTTGCTGAGTTAACTATGGAATTAGCTCAAAGTGAATCTATGGGTCAACAGAAAGATCCACTAGTTGCACTAAAAGAAAGAGAGTTAGATCTTAAAGCAGTTGATATTCAAAGAAGAGCAGAACAAGATATGAATAGTAATGAGCTTAGAGAAAATGAAATGGATGAAAAAATTGATTTAGAAAAAATGAAGTTAGAAAACAATGAAGATCAAGCAAGAGAAAGAATTAGAATCGCAGAAGAGAAACTTGAGATTGCTAGAGCAAAGAAAAGATCAGGTAAATAATGAAAAAAAAAATTAAAATGTTAAAAGCTTTTAAGGGCGCAGAAGCTGATACCAAAGGACCTGCGGGAGGCAAAGCAATGTCTCCTGGAACTAGTACAACAGGTGGCACTAGAGGAGGATCAGGTAGGGATGGATCAAAAATTGGTCCTGTTGTAAAAGATGTTCCATTTCAAAAACCTTTTGGAGCTAAAAGTAAAATTGCAGCTACTCTTGTAGGCTTAGGCTCTGTTACAACAGTAGGTAATTTTGCAGCTAAACAAACTTATAAAAGTAGACAAAAGTTTGCAAAAAAAGAAGGCTTGCACAGAGATTTTTACAAAACAACAGGTAATACCCTACAACCTAATTCACCAACAGGAAAAAATTATTTAAAGGATGCAGGATTTAATAAAAAAACTTCTACTTCTCCAGATAGAGATGGAAATAATACAACAGTTGAAACAACTAAACCTATCGATCCACTTTTAATAAAACCAAAAGAAAACTTTTTTAATTTTAAAGCATATAATGTTGGAGGATTATCTGGTGGAATAAGTTATGGACCAGCACCAAAGAGAGGTCCTAACTCTCAAGTTCCTCCAGTCAAATTAAAAAAGGGGAGTAAGAAATAATGTGGTTATCAGCTATTAAACTAGCAGTCTCTGCTGGATCAAAAATTTATGCAAATAAACAAAGAACTAAGATGGCTATGTCAGACGCACAATTGATGCATGCTACTAAGATGGCTCAGGGTGAGGAAGCTTA